ATTGGCTATTTAATTTTTATACTATGAAAAAACGAAACGAAGAAAGAGAATACTACGCTGCATTAGGTACAATGATACTCATTACCGTAATCAGCATTACATTAATCATCGCATTTATCAGTAACATATAAACCCAACATAATGGAAAACAAAACAAACACAGGAGCAATCTTTAAGAACGACAAAAAGACGAATGACAAACAACCCGACTACAAAGGAAAAGTGAACGTAAACGGAAAAGAAATGGAAGTAGCCCTTTGGGTTAAGCAAGGAAAAAACGGAAGTTTCTTCTCAGCATCATTTAGCGAGCCTTACGTAGCACCAGAACGTGCGCCTATTGGAGATAGTATTGACGATGACCTACCTTTCTGATATGTACATAAACGATGAAGACCTACGGAAGCAGATACATAAACTCCTACTTACCCGAACACGAAACCAAATCGTAGAGGACATAAAGTTATTAGGATACAAGATGCACCACTTCCAAGTAAACAACTTTCTCAATGGTAAAGACGTAACCTTGTCAACACTACACAAGTTAGATAAGTATGTAAGCCGAGAGATTTATTTAAATGGATTAGAGCCACTTTAACGAGTGGCTTTTTTTGTAGGCAACTTGTTAGATTAAATTATAGTCATATATTTGTTTAGAATTTAACCAATGAACGCACTAACTATCTTATCTAAATATCACAAGGAGTGGCTTAACATAGTCCGTTTATTTGGTGACAACGAGTTCGCTGAGGACATCGTACAAGATGTGTACCTGAAAGTACATCAGTACAATTACTACGAAAAAATACTAATAGACGGAGAACCCAACAGAGCATTGATGTGGATACTACTAAGGAACACTACCTACAAAGCCAACAAAACTGCATCTAATGACTTATCTATTGAGATAGTAAGGGATTTAGCACAGGAGGAGTTAGAGCTACTTAAACACGAATCATTGGAGAACATTTACGACAGAGTAGAAAACGAGATTAGTAGTTGGGATTGGTACGACCAAAAGCTATTCAGGATATATAAAGACGAAAGAAAGCCAATGCGCCAAATATCCGATGAGACTGGTATCAGTTTAAAGTCTATCTTCTTAACTATAAAGTCTTGCAAAGAAAGAATACGTCAGTCAGTCGGAGAAGACTATGCTGACTTTTTAAACGAAGAATTTGAATTAATATAATATGGCAAAAAGACAAGCAACAAAATCTACAGGTCTTGGAGACACGGTAGAAAAAGTATTAGAAGCTACAGGAATTGCATCAGTAGCAAAATTTGTATTAGGAGAAGATTGTAACTGCGAAGAGCGTAAGAAGAAGCTAAACGAGTTATTCCCTTACCGAAACACGAACTGCCTAACTGAGGAAGAATACCAATGGTTAAATGAAACCAACGTACTTAGTCAGGACACATTCAAACCAAGCGAGCAAACTAAACTAATCGCAATTTACAACCGAGTGTTTAACCTACGTCAAGAGCCTACATCTTGTGCTTCTTGTTTTAGAGAACTGGTGTTTAAAATGCAGAAAGTTTACGCTGAGTACGAGAAATGAGATACTACATCTTAGACTACGGCAAAGACTTGATTGAGTACGCTCACGGAATCTCTGAGAGGATACGAAAAGACGGACACCACTTAATTGAATACTTTACAGATGCCGATGGTTTAATGTGCTTAGAAGAACTAACCGAAGACGAATTTTTAGACCACTTTAAAAAAATAAAAGATGCCTATACCGACTCCACTTCCAAAGGAGCAGAATAACGAGTTTATTCAAAGATGTATGATGGATGACACAATGTCAAGAGAGTACAGAGACATTGACCAACGTTACGCAATATGCAGAGAACAACTAACAAAACACGAACTAACAAATGGCAAAAATAGGAAGACCAAGAATACTAAATAGTCCTGACGAACTATACGAACTATTCGAAAGATACAAGAGAGAAGTAAAAGCCAACCCAAGAATCAAAAGCGTATTCGGTGGAAAAGAATTTGAAGAACGTGCAGAGCCACTTGAAAGACCACTAACTCTCGAAGGATTTGAACTTTTTTGCTACGAACAAGTTGGAATGGTTGAGCAGTATTTTAAGAATGCGGATAAAAGATACGATGAGTATATACCCGTCTGTTCACGTATAAGAAAAGCAATACGTCAAGACCAAATCGAAGGTGGTATGTGCGGTCAGTACAATCCATCAATCACTCAACGATTAAACGGACTAACTGAGCGAGTAGAAAACACAGTAGTCACCGAGCAACCACTATTTAACTTTAATGTTTCAGGTAACAACGGCAATACGGAAAATCTATAGTCTCGAAAAGAGAGTTAAGATAATTCAAGGCGGTACATCAGCAGGAAAGACGTTTGGTATCTTGCCTGTGCTGATAGACAAGTGCGCTCGTGAAAAAGGATTAGAGGTTTCGGTAGTTGCTGAGACCATTCCGCATTTGAGAAGGGGTGCGCTAAAAGACTTTCTAAAGATTATGCGTTGGACTGGTAGGTATGTTGAAGACAGATTCAATGCTACCCTACTTAGATACGAATTTGCTAACGGAAGCACAATGGAGTTCTTCTCTGCTGATAACGCATCTAAACTTCGAGGAGCAAGGAGAGATGTCCTGTACATCAATGAGTGCAACAATGTAACCTTTGATGCTTACTTAGAGTTATCCATTCGTACCAAGAAAGAGATTTACCTTGACTTCAACCCTGCAAATGAGTTTTGGGTACACACCGAACTAAAAGACGAACCTGACGCAGACTTTATTATCCTTACATACAAAGACAACGAGGCGTTAGATGAGTCTATAGTCAGACAAATAGAAAAGAACCGTGATAAAGCAGCTACGTCTAACTATTGGGCAAATTGGTGGAGGGTTTACGGACTTGGTGAGGTGGGTATGCTTGAAGGTGTAGTCTTTGACAATTGGAAGGAGATTGATAAAGTTCCTGACGATGCACGATTGGTAGGCATAGGACTTGACTTTGGTTACACGAATGACCCGACTGCTGCGATAGAGGTGTACAATTGGAACGGAAAACGAATAGTAAACGAAATTGTTTACCGAACTGGTATGCTGAACTCAGACATCGCTAAGATACTTCCGTCAAGCGTTACTATCTATGCTGATTCAAGTGAGCCGAAATCTATTGATGAGATACGCAGGTTCGGAAAGACAATAAAAGGCGTTACAAAGGGCAAGGATTCGATTAAATACGGCATTGATGTAATGCAACGCCAAGAGTATTTGGTTACCAAGCAAAGCACAAACCTCATCAAGGAGCTAAGGTCATATTGTTGGGACGTAGATAAACACGGAGTAAGGCTAAATAACCCTGCAGGAGGCAACGACCACGCTATAGATGCACTTAGATACCACGAGATGGAGAATCTCGGCTTAAATTCAAACTATGGACAATACGCAATCCGATGAACTGCCTCGTATGAAAGCAATCGTAGAGGAATATATCTACAAACGAACTGGCAAAAAGGTACATATTGTCTTTAACGATGTGTTTAGTATGCGTAAACATTCTCAAATGTTAGCACAAGCATACTCTTATGTCCTTGCTCAAGAATACAAAAACGATTAATTGACTTATAACAATATGGAAATCCAAGTAAAAGTACCTACCTCACTAAATGAAATCCCACTTAAGCACTATGTGGACTTTCTAAACGTGCAGAAAGGTTCTAACGATGAGGAATTTATCGCTCAAAAAATGATTGAGATTTTCTGTGGTATCCGTTTAGCTGACGTTGCTAAGATTAAACTTACTTCGCTCAACGAAATGGTGCTACATTTTACAAATCTATTCTCGGCAAAGCCTGAGTTTAAGCAGACGTTTAAGATTGGAGATATTGAGTTTGGATTTATTCCTAATCTTGAGGAGATTTCTTTCGGTGAGTATGTAGATTTGGAGAATCACTTACAGGGATGGGATACATATAACAAAGCTATGGCGGTTATGTACCGTCCTATCAAAACACGAAGTAAAGACAAGTACGAACTCCACGAGTACACACCAAGCAAAGACCATCAGGAGTTAATGCAGTTTGCT